GACGGCGGCGGCAACGTTGCCGGATTTGAAATAATTACTGTGGACGTTGTGGCTCAGCCTAGCGCCCCCGGTGCGTATCCTACACCAATTTACGAACATATAATGAATGAAAGAGGTGGATACAAGGCAATTTTAACTTCAAAAGAAGTCCAAGGCGACAAAAAGGCACAAAAATATATTGCAGAGAGCTTATTAGGTATAATAAGCAGGCTCCAATAAAGGAGAAATAAATGGAAGCACTAAAATCCCTTTTAGAGAGTGACGCAATTTCAGAAGCAATGAAAGCTGAAATCGAGGAAGCATGGACTGCTAAAGTTGAAGAAAATAAACTTAATGCTACTGCTGAACTTCGTGAAGAGTTTGCTAAAAAATATGAACACGACAAAGGTGTTATGATTGAAGCAATTGATGCTATGATGACTGAAAAACTTTCAGAAGAAATGGCAGAATTCAATGAAGATCGCAAGCAACTAGCTGAACAAAAAGCAAAATATGCTATCGCGATGAAAGAACATGCTACTTTACTAAGTACCTTCACTAAAGAAGCACTTGTTAAAGAAGTTTCAGAACTACACGCAGATCAAAAAGCAATGGCAAATAAATTTGCTGTTCTTGAAGAATTTGTTGTAGATCAACTTGCTAAAGAACTTGCTGAGTTCAATGAAGACAAAAAAGACCTTGCTGAAACTAAAGTACGTTTAGTACGTGAAGGCAAGGAACACTTGAATAAAGTAAAAACTACCTTTATTCAAAGAAGTGCTAAAGCTATATCAGAAACAGTTGACAAAGCTCTTAAAGGAGAAATTAATCAACTCAAAGAAGATATTAACGCAGCACGTAAAAACGATTTTGGTCGCAAAATTTTCGAAGCGTTTGCTAACGAATATATGGGTTCTCATTTAAATGAGAAATCAGAGACCAAAAAACTACTTAAAGTTGTTGATGTCAAAGACAAACAAATTGCTGAAGCAAAAGAATTAGCACTAAAAGCTAAAACTATTGCTGAAGCAAAAGACGCAGAAGTAAAGCGTCTTGTTGAAGCACAACAACGCACAGGAGTAATGAATGAACTTCTTGGACCTTTAAGTAAGGACCAAAAAGAAATTATGACAGACTTACTGGAATCAATTCAAACTGCTAGACTACGTTCAGCATTTGATAAGTACCTTCCATCAGTAATTGATGGTAACAGTCCAGCAAAGCAGAAGGCGCAGCTTACAGAGGCAAAAGAAATTACAGGCAATAAACAAACACAAAGTTCTAATGAAGCAAGTACACATAATGTCGTAGACATTAAACGTCTTGCTGGATTATAAAGGAGAAGATAATGTCAGAACTATTAGAAAGTCGCTGGCAGGAGACAAAAGGTGCCTTAACTGAAGGCCTCGCAGGCAACAAAAAAGCTGTTATGGAAACAACTCTTGAAAATACTCGTAAGCATTTGATGGAAACCGCAACAGCTGGTGCAACTTCTGCTGGTAACGTAGCAACACTAAATCGTGTGATCCTTCCAGTGATCAGACGTGTAATGCCAACCGTTATCGCTAACGAATTGGTAGGTGTACAACCAATGACTGGTCCAGTGGGCCAAATTCACACACTTAGAGTACGTTACGCAGATGCGTTCGACTCAACAAGTGGAACAGATACCGCAGCAGGCGATGAAGCTCTTAGCCCATTCAAAATTGCTGAAGGTTATTCTGGTGCAGCTGATGACAAAGCAGCAGCTACATCAGCACTAGAAGGTGCAGCTGGTAACAGACTAAGCATTCAGATCTTGAAACAGACTGTTGAAGCGAAGTCACGTAAGTTGTCAGCACGTTGGACATTTGAAGCGGCTCAGGACGCTCAAAGCCAACACGGCATCGACGTAGAAGCAGAAATCATGGCAGCACTTGCTCAAGAGATTACTGCTGAAATCGACCAAGAAGTTATCGCAAGTTTGACTTCATTGGCCGGTACTGCGCCAGAAACATATGACCAAAACGCAGTTTCAGGTACAGCTACTTTTGTTGGTGACGAGCATGCAGCTCTTGCTGTTTCAATCAACAGAGTATCAAACTTAATCGCACAGCGTACACGCAGAGGCGCAGGTAACTGGGCTGTTGTATCACCAACAGTACTAACACTGTTACAAAGTGCTACAACTTCTGCTTTCGCACGTACAACAGAAGGTACTTTCGAAGCACCAACCAACACAAAACTAGTTGGTACATTAAACAACGCAATGAAAGTATATGTAAACACATATGCTACTAGCGATGATGTACTTGTTGGTTACAAAGGTACTTCAGAGTCAGACGCAGCAGCGTTCTACTGCCCATACATTCCATTGATGAGCAGTGGTGTTGTACTAGACCCAGATACATTCGAGCCAGTAGTTAGCTTCATGACACGTTATGGTTATGTTGAACTAACAAACACTGCTTCGTCTTTGGGTAACGCAGCAGACTACCTAAGCAAAGTTGCTGTTACAACAGCAAACCTAAGCTTCACATAAGCGTAGTTAAATATTATAAAATAGGCCCTACGGGGCCTATTTTTTTGGCTAAGTATTAAAAAGGAGTTAATATGACAGGACAAATATACAAACACAGTGGTACCAAAGCAATTATCAGACCTGACGAATGGGGTTCTAATAGAAGAGATGTAATCCTTGATAACAAAGATAAAAAATATAAAATAGGAGACAAACTTACATTTGACATTGTAAGAAAAAATAACAGATCTTATGCTGAGAATGTGTCTATTGAGGCTTAATAACCCATTTTAACAAAAAGGCTAAATACTAATGTCAAAAGACTTATGCGGTACCCACCGCGTAGACTTAGAACGTCATAAAGGAGAAACAAATGGGACGTCCAATAAACAAACAAAAATTAGGATACGGTTCAGGTCGTATCGCAGTTAGCCGCCACTTTTTTACAGGCGGAGCAGAAGCTACAACAGCAGCACACATTGTAAGACAAGTTGCCTCAAACAAGTTTGTGGTTAGATTAGATTCAAACAACGACGGTGGTGGACCGTTCTCACCAAGAACACATGCTAGTGATGAAGTAATGACACTTGTAAACAAAGCTAACGGAGCAATGGTAGCAGGTGAATTTAGAATTGATGCTGTAGGCTCAGATTCAACAACTTACCAAGTTACACGTTTACACAACAGAACAGTACAACTTGAGGATAACGACAAAGCAATTTACAACGTTGGGTTTGACGCAAGTGCTAAAGAAAACTCAGCAGTGCCAAACGCAGTACTATCAGTAGCATTACCAAGTCAATAAGTTGGAGATTTGAATGCCTGGCGCTAAGTTTATATCTCATGATGTTGATACTTACAAATTAACAATTAACGATGGTGGATCAGTATCGTTTGTGGCTGGTGACGGTTTAACTCCAGCTACAACTGGTACGTTTAATTTTTTCGGCAACTTAAATGTTGTTGGTTCTACTACGACAATTGAAACTAGTGAATTATCTATTACTGATAAAACTATCACAGTCAACAAAGATGAAACAGGCGCTGGTGTTAGCACAGGTCCAGATGGGACTAATACAGCTGGCTTAATTATTGAAAGAGGATCATATCCTGATGCGAAACTTCTATATGATGAAGATTTAGATTGGTATGATTCGAGATTAGGTGGCACAACAAGTATTACAGGTGCTTTTGCGTTCAAGGACAACAATAACGAAACTATTGGTATATTCACTAACTTTGTAGGAACTTTTGATCAAGATCTAGTTTTGCTAGGCGAAGGAACAAAAACTGTATCTGTAACAGGTACTACGTCCTATGAAAGACAAGTATTTACTTATCAAGGCGATGTAATAGAACCTAATGTAAATAATCTAGATAGATTGTCTGATCCAATTGATCCAGATATCATTCCTAATGTACAAGCATTAAAAGATTATGTTAGAGCATATAACACTTACAATTTTACAGACACTATTGAAAGTGCTGATACAACTGTAAGCGTAGCAGATTCAGAAGAAACTAGTAGTCCAAGTTTAGCACTTGTTACAGTTGACGGAACAGAAGTTGCTAGGTTTTATCAAACATCAATTGATCTCTTACAATTAAAAATTGATAGTGATACTTTAACAAGTTTAGATATTAATGGTAATGTAAAAATTGGAGGTAACGGTACAGGCAGTGTTGAGTTTACTACAGACGCATTATTTCCTGTTACAGCTACAGATCCAACAGCACCAACTGACGGTGTGAAGCTATATGGTAAAGCTGAAGGAGACGGTGGTACTGGATTATTTTTTGTAAATCAATCTGAAACACAAGACGAATTGATTAGTAGAAACAAAGCACTATTATATAGTATAATATTTTAAGGAAAGCAAAATGGCAATAAGCAGTGTAAACATATTAGCAACAGATACAACAATACTAAGTGTTCCTGCTGGCAAAAAGTATGCGATTACTACTATTGTGGTTTGTAATTATGCTACTACTACAGACGCATCGTTTGATAGTCAATTTGATATGCATGTAATAGCAGGCTCAGGAGGAGTAAAAAGCGTTACAAACAAAGTATTAAATGCCGTAGCAATGCCAGCTCAGGAAACTTTTTCTTTTAACACAGAACGTTTAATTTTAGAGGAAGGTGATCGAGTGGTATTAAACAGTCCTGATTCAAACAGGCTGAGCGCAACAATTAGTTATCTGGAAGTTTAAAGTCTAATGGAATTTATTAAAAAGCAAAGTTTATACAGACGCAAAATTGATAATAAAGAACTTATTATTGATGCAGATGGTAATGTGTCTATTACACCACAAACAGGTAAGGTTACTATTGATGGTGACTTAGCAGTTTCAGGATCGAGTTCTGGTCCAACTAATAACCTTACATTTTATGTATCACTTGAAGGTAACGATGACAATGACGGCTTAGGTGCCGGCAAAGATAGGGCTAAAAGATCAGTAAAAGCTGCGGTAGAAGCAGCACCAGCTGGAGCAACAATTAAAGTTGCGCCTGGTGACTTTTATGAAGACAATCCTATCACAATGAAAGAACGACAAACTGTACGCGGTGACAGTTTGCGTAATACACAAATTTTTCCAAATAATTCTACATCAGACATTTTCCTTATGGATTGTGCGTGTTATTTGTTCCAATTAACATTTAGAGCTTTACAAGATCCGGGCTGGTGTGCAAGAATTAAACCTGGAGCACTAGTAACAGTATCACCATATGTACAAAACTGTACAAACATGAACGGTCCTTGGTTGAATGACGGTACTGAATTTACACCATTTGTAACTGAACAAATCGAAGGTGTACCTGCTACTGCTCGACCAATTGAAAACGATCCTAATGTACCATTAGCAAAGCGTGTTAATGAAAATGGCGGGGGTAATGGTATCCTTGTTGACGGTAACGATTACGACCAGCGTTCGTTAGTATTCAGTTTTGTTGCGGATGCGTTTACACAAATTGCTCAAGGTGGTATTGGTTTCCATATTACTAACTTTGGTTATACACAGATTGTTAGCTGCTTTACAGTTTTTACACGTATTGGATTTATGACCACTAAAGGTGGTTATCTTAGTATCTCAAACTCAGTTAGTGACTTTGGTACATTTGGTATTATTGCTGACGGATTATTTGAAAAAGTTTATACTACAGCTCGACCGTCACAAACATACACTTCAAGTGTTGGTAGTGTAACAGTTAACAGCACAGGAGCAGGATACACAGGAGTACCCACTGTTACATTTGGAGCGCCTGAAACACCAGGAGGTGTTACCGCTCAAGGTACAGCAAGTGTTGACGCATTAAGAGGAGAAGTTACATCTGTAACAGTTGACAACCCAGGCAGTGGGTATCAAACGCAGCCAACTATTACTTTTACAGGAGGAGGATTTACTTCTCAAGCGACTGCTACTGCTAACTTAATTAAAAATCAAAGTATTGTTGTAAACAGTTTACGAGACGTTCCACAGACAGGTAGTATTATTAAATTTGAAGGTGATTCTACTGTTTACTATGTAACTGGTAATGACATTACAACTCAGCCATTTATATACGACGAAACAGTTTGTAGGCGAGATGTAAACAGAATTATTGATGCTGTAATGGGAGATATAGCATTAGGTACAAATTATCAAAGTATATCTGCTGGTAGAAGTTACTTACGTGCTAATAGTGCTAAAGTTTTAAATCAACAATTACAACCTACTATATTTGGTATTGAAGCAGTAAGAGACGAGATACTTGCACGTATACCAGATAGCGATCCAGCAAATGAACAATTTAGATACGATGTTATTGAAAAAATAGCTATTATTACAAATTTTATTGCTGAAGAAGATAGTAGTGCTGCTCCTGACATTGTATACGATGATAGTAATGCTACAAGTAATGGTGCTGTAGCAGCAAAAGATAATATTCTTTTAAACAAAGATTTTATTGTAGAAGAAACTATAAAATATATTGCTGAACAATTTACTGATCTAAGTTACGATCAAGACAAGTGTGAAAGAGACACAAGATTAATTACTGAAGCAGTAGCATTTGATACAGCATTAGGAACAAACTATAACAGTGTCACAGCAGGATTATCTTACGCAAGGGCAAACGCAACTACTGTAGCAGAAAAACAACTTGAAGTTACAGTAGCAGCATATACTCATATTAGAGATTTAGCACTAGCACTAGCAGATGTAGCAGCAGATAGCACAGCGGTAGCAAGAGTAAAAGCAGGATACGACGAAGTCATTGACATAATTACTGGTAGGGCTTATAATACAACTACCTGTAGAAGAGATGTTGGGCAAATTGTAGATAGTGTGGCATTTGATGTAGCATTAGAAACAAACTATAACGCAGTGACTACAGGTCTTTCTTATCAAAGAGCAAACAGTTCGTATGTAAAAAGTGCTCAATTCCAACAAACAATTGCTTCATATGAATACATGAAGCAAATAGCAAGCGATACCTATATGGCATCGGATACTACTGCTGTATCTAGATCAAATGCAGCGTTTGATGAAATACTTGACATTATAGAAAACGGAGCAGTAAGCACAGATTCAAGTGCTGATGTTCTTGTGTTTAACACACCAACCGGCGGCGATATTAATAAAGAGTATGCTAGAGTATTATTACAAGCTAACAGAACTTATATATCTACTGAATTGAACACATGGATACAAACAAATTATCCTTCTTTAGATTATGACGCAATTAAGTGTGCTAGAGATACAAAGTATATTGTTGATGCTATTACATTTGATGTTCAGTACGGAGGAAACTTTGCTACTAGGAGAGCAGCAGAGGCGTACTTTGAAGGAACAACAAGTCAGCTTCCAGCAGATCAAAGACCAATTACTGCCGCAGCATACAATCACTTAGCAAACAATATTTTAAGTCAAATTGTAATAGAAAATTATCCAGGACAAACAACAAACGGTAACTTAGCATCATCTGTTGAAGTAGACGAAGTAGCAGGACTAGCAAGCATTATTGCTGATGTAATTACAGCGAATAGTGTAGCAGGTATGCCAACACTTATTGAACCTTCAATTACTTGGGCAACAGCAGGATTGCAAACAGCAACAACAAATTGGAAAACTAACAAATCAACAATACAAGATGATGTAATCGAAGAAATTACTATAGGTAATATTACTAATGCTGATACAATAGTTTATCCAGATCCAACAGGAGTAATTACAACTAGAGTAAATGCTAAAAATCAGTTACTTGCTAACAAAACATTTATAAAAACTGAAATAGCTGCTTATATAAATCAAAACTTTCCAAGTTTAGGATACAACCAAAAGAAATGCGAAAGAGACGTTGGATATATTGTTGACGCATTAATTTATGATATATTGTACGAAGGCAATAGTGCTACTCGTCAAACAGCACTAAGTTATTTTGTAGGAACAACAAATCAATTAGGAACTGTTGCCGAAGAAACAACTGCTACTATAGATGCGTACACGCACTTACAAGGTGTAGTTACAGGTATACTTTTAGAATCAGCATTATCAAAGAGTTCAGGTAATACACTTACACAAAATACTTCAAACGAACCAGCAAGTGCTGCAGAAGTAACAAGTTCTACATCGTTAATACAAATAATCATTGACGTGTTAACAGCAGGTAACACAACAAATATTGTAGCAAAAAATAACGCTGTAACAGATTGGGCTCCTGCTTCATTACAAACAGCATTTGCGTCAGTCTTTGGACAACAAGACAACTTCGCTGCTGAAACTACAAATTATATTTTAGAAAATTTTCCAACATTTACTTATGATAGAGAAAAGTGTAAAAGAGATGTTGACTTAATTTTACAAGCTGTTATCCGAGATGCTAAATTAAATTCTAACCACAATGCTATTGTAGCAGGTCAAAGATATTTACAAGGTGTATCAAGTGTTGTAACAAACGACCAACTTCCAGCAACTATACTTGCTATGCGTGAGGCAAAAAGACTATCATTAACATACTTAACAGCTAGTTCTATTGCTACATCTAGAGTAACTGATGGTTGGGATACTGTGCTTGAGTTATTAGAAAATGGAACATTGCCTAGTGAAGGATATACATATCCGTCACCTACACCAGCAAGTCAAGAATTAATTGATGCTGCTAGACAATTACAAGATAACAAAGCATTCTTAATAGAAGAAACAATTGCTTACATTAATGATCAATATTTTGTATATGATTCAGCAAAATGTGCTAGAGATTCGCAATTGATTTTAGACGCAGTTACAAATGACTTAGTTACTGGAACAAATTACAACAGTATCACAGCTGGAAGATCTTATTACAGAGCAAACAGCGCATATGTTATTAGCGATCAAATTACACAAACTGTAGCAGCAATTACGCATTTAAAAACTGAAACTGCTGCGGCTGTTTCTGCCGATACTGCTAGTGTAACAATTTTAAATGGCTTGTTTGACGAAATAATCGACATTATACAAAACGGTGAAGGCAATGCCGACGCTCTAGTATGGACAAATCCAGCAGGCGATACAAGTAAAACAAATGCTCGATTAATGTTACAGAATAATAGAGCATATATCATTTCAGAATTAATAACTTGGATTAATACAACATATCCTTACTTAACATACGATCAAAGCAAGTGTGAAAGAGATACTGGGCTGATTGTTGATGCTTTATCACATGATATTCAATATGAAACAAACCTAGCAAGCATACAAAACGCTAGAGCATACTTTGAAGGTGCTGTAAGTGTTTTACCATATGATCAAAGATTAGAAACAGTTGGCGCACTAAACCAATTAGGTATAATTGCTGAACAAGTATGTTTAGGAACATATGCTGGACAAAATACTAGTGCTGGAGCAGCTGACGCAGACGATTCTGCTGCTGTAAAAGCATTAGCAGATATTATTGAAAACACAGTGAATGCTAACACATTAGCAGTATTACCAGCTGAAACAGTACCAACACTAGTAGGTGCTAACGCTACTACTCAAGCAACAAGAGAAACAATTCTAAGTGCGGGAGATAGTTCGAGTGCTGATCTTGTACAAAGTGTTATTGATTACATAAACAATAGCTTAAATGGATTTAGTTATAATCAAGAGAAATGTCGTAGAGACACAGGCTATCTTATTGAATCTACTACACATGACTTACTTTATACAGGTAACAAAAGTTCTTTGTTAAGTGCTAGAAGTTATTTTTACAATAATGAAAGTCAAGTGTATGGACAAGAAAGCCAAACTACTACAGCATTAACTAGATTAAAACAAGTAGCAGGTCAAGTAATTCAAGGTATTGCGGTAACGCCTACAACAGGTAATACCGAAACACAAAGTTTAGTTGGAACATATGGAACTTCAAATGAAGTAACAACATCAAATGACTTGTTTAACATTACTATTGATGCTATAAATGCCGGAAACTTGTTAAGTACTCCAGGTGATCAAGAACCTGACACAAGCTGGGCACTTGCTACAATGGTTGCTCCATTAGATGTATTGTTGGCAAATAGCACTGTAGTACAAGAAGGTGTTATTACATTTATTAAAGAAAACATACTAGGCTTTTCGTATAATGTAACAAAGTGTGAAAGAGATACAAAATATATTATTGATGCTGCTTTGTATGATATGATGTATGGCGGTAACAAGCAAACACGTAGAGCAGGTGAAGCATATTACACCGGTACAATTTTAGCTGGTATTACAACAGCAGGAAGTAATGCTGATCAAGAAGGTGTTACAGAATTTGCTTATAAACATTTAGCAAACTTAATGTCGCAAATTGGACAGAATAAAACTGTTACAACAAGCGATGGTGTTACACTTACACAAACTTATGGCACAGTTGGCGGAACAAATGAAGCTACTACATCTGTAGTGGCAAATATTACTAAAATTGCTGAAATTATTAGCGCAGGAACTGCTCCAGAATTACCATACGAAATAGATCATTTTTATGACGTTCTTGGAGATACAACAGCCAATGCTAAACGTACAATTGTTTTAGCAGATGAACAAGCAATTGAAGACGAAGCAATTAGATTGCTAAACCTAGAATATGGCGGTGTAGCTGAACTAACATTATTCCCACAGTTAACATACGTTGCTGAAGGAACATTAGGTAGTATGCAAAACGTTTCAACTGTAAGTACTTCGGGTCACGCATTTGAATATGTTGGCGCAGGTGTTACCTATAACGCACTTCCGTTCTTTGGCGGTAGTGCTATTGCTGAAAACGAAATTACAGAGACAGACAACGGTAAAGTATTTGCTGGTGGTACAGTTGACCAAATTGGTAACTTTAGAGTTGGTAACTTCTTTAGTGTTAACGCACTAAGCGGCGCTATTACACTTAATGCTGAAGAAATTAATTTAAGTGGTATTGCTAGTATAGGACCGTTCAAGCGTTTTGGTATTCCAGTTGGTGTTGAATTAAAAGAAGTAAGTAACAGTTCAGACTTAAGAGCCAGCACTGGTCAAGCAGATCAAAACACTGTGCCAACACAAGTTGCTGTTACAAACTATGTTGAAAACAGATATCTCAACAAACTTACAGGCGGAGTAGTATTAGGCGATGTACAAATCGATGCTGATTTAGCAGTTGACGGCGGTGACTTAACTACTACTGCTACAACATTTAATTTATTAAATGACAACGCTAATATTGTAAATGCGTTTGGTGGCACAACACAATTAACAATCGGTGCTGTTGGCATTGGTACTACAACTATCAAACACAATGTTGACATTGACTTAGATCTAAATGTCGACGGTGGTGATATTACAACAAACATACTTGATACTTTTAATCTGTTAAACACTAATGTTCAAACAGTAAATGCGTTTGGTGATGCTACAGAAATAAACATAGGTGCTGTATCTACAGACAGTGTGTTCCAAGTAAACAGTGAGATTGTAATATTCAACAGTGTCGGTACACTACAGATTCCAGTAGGAACAACAGCACAACGTGGAGCAGATAGTACAGCAGCAGTTGGTCAAATACGTTTTAACACAACAGACGAAACGTTTGAAGGATATGACGGTGCTAACTGGGGAACACTTGGCGGTGTCAAAGATGTTGACCAAGACACCTTTATACGTCCTGAATCGAGCCCAGGAGCAGACGAAGATACATTAGACTTCTTTACCGACGGTGTAGAGCGCTTAGAACTAACCACAACCACCTTTACAATCCGTGATAGTGTGCTTACAGTATTAGAAAATACAACCGAAAGCACTGATTACTTAACAGGTGCTATGACTGTAGAAGGTGGTGTCGGAATCGCTCGTAACTTACATGTAAGAGGTTATATAAGTGGCAACGAATCTGATGTGCTACAACTTACTGAAAAAGCTACAGATAAAATTTTAATACCTGCTAATACAATTCAATCTACTGATGGATTTAAAATTATTACTGATGCTGGCGATAGTACAACATCAAGTATTAGTACACCAATTACACTAGCCCATCATAACCAATCAGGAACAGCATCAGCAGGTTCAGGTGTTGGATTAAATTTTGAAATTGAAACAACAAACAATTTGTTTGTAAATGGTGCTAAGATTGAAGCTATTAGTACTGATGTTACAACTGGTCAAGAAGACTTTGACATGGTAGTAACTACTACAATTAATGGCGCAGATGTAGAAAAACTTAGAATAAGTGAAGATACAAGCACATTCACAACAAATGTTCAAATTGATCAAGATTTATTTGTAACAGGTATTCTTGACGCAGCAGGATTTAGAGGAAGTATCTTTGCTGATGATAGCACCGAGATGATCGATGCTATTAACAACAGAATTGTTGTTACAACACTAGATGCTGGCACACTAACATTAGTTACAGATTTAGAAGTACAATATGGTGGTACAGGTGTAAGTACATTTACTGAAAATGGTATCCTTTATGGTAATGTTGCTGATCCAGTACAAGTTACTGCCGCTGCTGGAAGTGCTGACGCAAGTAATAGTTTCCAGATTCTTACAGTAACAGCTGATGCTGACGCAACGCCAGTTTGGACTGACACAATAGATGGTGGTAGCTTTTAAATAAAAAGCTACTACTTTTTCTCCGTGATAAATAGTATTAACGATCTCTATCGTTTTTAATTTGGGCGTCTTCGGACCTGACCCGTTACCTATTTAGGAGGCAGCCAATATGGCAACAACAATTAGACACAAGCGAAGTGCGGTCGCTGGTAATCAACCTAGTGTAGCACAACTTGAATCCGGCGAATTAGCCATCAACACAGCAGACGGTAAAGTATATCTACTAAGAGATGATAACACTGTCCAAGATATTACAAAAAGAATATTTGAAGGTAATACTGAAGTTAGAGTAGACGACTTGTTAGATAGCGCAAGTGCTGAGATCAGCATGAGTGTTAACGGCGATGAAAAAATGACAGTGACTAATGCTGGATTTAATATAAAAGACGATGTTGATTTAGAAGATGCTACAAAACTTACTTTTAGAGAAAGTATCGGTTCGGGTGAAGATGGGATTAGTCTTAAAGCACCAGATAACCTTCCAAACAGTTATGATTTAACTCTGCCTCTAGTTAATGGTACTGTTGGACAAATTTTAAAAACAGACGGTAACGGAAATCTAGCATTTGGAGATCCTGATATTTTTGGCGGTAACGTAATTTATGTCAGTGCTGAACAAGGCGACGATGATAACGATGGACAAAGTGCTCCAGTAAAAACAATTAAAAGAGCATGTAAATTAGCCAGTGCTATTGTTTACAATCCAGATGGAACAATTACAGGTACAAGAGTTAATATCAAAGTTGCGGTTGGTGACTATACAGAAGATAACCCACTTATTATTCCAGACAATGTTGTTGTTAAAGGCGACGGTTTGCGTGGTTGTATTGTACGTCCAGCTAATGCTAACTTGGACATGTTTCGTGTACGTAATGCTTGTTACTTTGGTGAATTTACATTCCGTGACGGTGTTGACGATAACCAAGTTCCACTTATTACTTGGGACTATGCTACAGTGTTTGACGATCCTAATGCTACTGATATAACAGATAGAAGCGAATACACAAACTTACCAAACACAAAACCAACTATTGTTACTTCACCATATACGCAGAACTGTTCCATTATTTCGTTCTTGGGAGGTAGTGGTGCTAAGATTGATGGTGCGTTGGTTGAATCTCCAAACGTTCCTCGTTACAATATTGAAGCTGAGAATCCAGTTGTAGGAGCCACACCTGAGCAAGGTAAATCAATGGTTGCTAACGCATACACCATGCTTTCATTTGGTGGTACAGGCTGGCGTCTACTTAACGATGCTTACGCACAGATCGTTTCGTGTTTCCAAATTTTCCTACTAAACGGTGTTTACACACAGTCAGGTGGTTATTGTTCCATTACTAACTCCGCTACAAACTTTGGATTGTATGCGTTGAGATCTAGTGGTTATTCACCAAAAGCATTTGAATTTGACAGAGCACATGTTGTATCTACTGGTGCTAGTGAAGGTAAACAAACAATTACTATTGTTGGTGTAAATCGTGATGCGCCTGTTGAAGAATTTATTTTAAGATACAGAGATCCTGGTTATAAAAGAGCGTATACTTTAATTTTAAATCAAAGAGATGCTATTGCCCAAGATACAGTTGATTGGATTAACTTACAAATTTCTAACGCAGCTGGTTCTCCAAGCATTTATGCTGGCTTTGAATATAACGAAGATAAATGTAGAAGAGACACTAGGTTACTTATAGAATCTATTAGATATGATGCTGCTTTAAATAGTAACGCTAGAACTATCAACGCAGCATTAACATATTTTAATGGTAGGTTTGATGCTTCATTATTTGCGGCGCAAAAAGATCAACATATTGATGCTTATGGCAATGCTAAAACTTTTACAGCGGGTATTGTACAAGATTCAACGTTTGAATCAAGAACAGATGCACTTTGGGATGAAATCATAGAAATTCTTGGTGCTGGTAGTAGTGCGAGCATAGCAGGAGACGAATTAGTTGATGCTAGAGTATTGCCTACTGCTATCAACACCAATAGTGGTAATGCTGTAGCACAATTGTTAGCAAACAGAACATTTATACAAAAAGAATTAACAGCTTGGATTAATGCTCAAGTTGCTGGAAATATTGCTCCTTTCTCTACAGGATTTGTATATAATGTAGCAGCATGTGAAAACGATGCTAGTAAAATTGTAGATGCTATAACATATGATCTTTCCACTGGCGGTAACTTAGAAAGTTTGATAGCAGCTCAACAGTATTTTGTTGACGGTACTGCTGTATACGGTACAGGACAAAAAGAAGAAACTGTCGCAGCTTGGGGCAGAATGAAAGAGATTGTTGAAAAGATTGTTAAAGAAGAAGCAGTTACAGTGTCTTCAGGAAACATCATTACACAAGATACAAGCGGTACTGCTGCTACACAAACAGAAGCAGATTTTGCTAAAGCTAGAATAGATGAAATTATTCAACATATTCAAACCAATGCTGGAACATTAGCAGACCCGATCAACCCTGATTTGACTGCTCTTGGTGTAAGTCAAACTTTACAAGATGATTTTATAAGATTAGATGAAATAGGCGCAATTAACATTGCTCAAAGAGTAACACAGTATATTAACGAAAGTATTGACGCAGCAAAATGGTATAATTTTGATTATGATCAAGCAAAATGTTTAAGAGATTCTAAATTAATTGTTGAAGCTGTTGCTAAAGATACATGGGATACAGGTAACAGATATTCTCGTAGTGCTGGATTAAGTTACTTTGCTGCTAACTTAGCAGACTCTTCACGTAGTAGTATTAGCGGACAAGAACTACAAACAATTGCTGCTATACAACAATCTGCTATCTATACAAACGCAGTTATTACAGGCAAAACTGGCATAACAACGGATATTGAAGATTTTGTTCAAAGTAGATTTAACATTGTAAGTGAAGCAATTAGATCACCAGAAGAAATTCCAGCACCACAAGAAGTAAGTAGTGAAGGAGATGTAACAAACGACTTTATTCCAACTCCAACTGAAACAACTTTTAGTTCAACAGCTGATGTTGATAAAGGTACAAGTATTTTTACAATTACAGGGCATGGATTTACAAATGGTGAAAAACTTATCTATGATGCTAATGGAAATATTCCAATTGGTGGATTAGATGACGAACAGACTTATTATGCTAACGTATTAGATCCTGATACATTTAGTTTAACATTTGATGATAGTTTGGAATTTCCAGTACAACTATTTGAAAACATAACTAACTCTGGCAATCATATTTTTAGAACAAATATTATTGAATTCTTTGTTGAAGAAATTTTAAGTTCACATACTACGTATCAAACATTGATACTAGAGTCTGGTGCTGAAAGTTATGAATTTGTTCCAGGAAGAGCTATTACAGGTACAACAGGAGCAAACAATAATAGTGCCTTTGTTTCTAGTTGGGAACCAGCAGAACGTAGACTAGTAGTAAGTATCGAAGAAGTTGCTGTTGGATCAAGTGTTCTTAGAATACAATTTGATGCTACAAGCATTATTAGTGCTGATCACGCAGGTAGTCCTAATACAAATATTAGTATAAATGAAGTATCAACAAAACTTGGGTTAGGTACAGCAACGTTTAGTATTACAGCAACAGACGGAAGTAGCAGTATCACAAACACAGGAAACTTACCCGAGAGGCAAATTTGGTTCCACAGACCAAGTATTGTTAACTCGTCCGCACACACTTGGGAATACGCAGGTTCAGGAACAGACTATAACGCACTACCACAAAACGGTGGTAACACAAGATCTGAGTTTGAACAATATGAAGAATTACCAGGTCGTGTTTATTCATCAGGTACAAACGAACTTGGTGACTTTAAAGTTGGTGACTTTATTACAGCGTTTAACAGAACTGGTAACATTACATTTAGAAACAAAGTTCAGGTGGACGAACTTGATGCGTTGAAATTAAGTTTGAGTGATGTTGCTATTGAAGAAATTTCAACTGATGTTAACTTAGGTGATGACGAAATTGGCGGTCCAAGTGATGCACGATTGGTTACGCAGTTAGCTATTAGATCGTTTATTGGTAACAGGCTAGGTGGTTTTGTTGACAAAACTGTGTCTACTGCGGCTGTTCCAGGCGCTATTGTTCAGTTGAACACAAACGGTCAGTTGAATGGCGAACTTATTCCTGCTACTAGACAGTTTACAAACACAAACACATAAGGTTATCTATCAAGGCTTTTACAAGTAGATGATATTCCAGCTGTTGATTTGTCAGCTGGAGACATTGCTACTGAAAACTATGAACAAGTTGAACTTACACTTAGTGGTAATATTACCGCAACAGACGGAGATACAATTACACAACCAGGTGTTACTGGTGCTACAGGTTATGCTAAAGGAAATTTCTCAGTTAGTGGAAACATTCTTGTAGCAACTATCGACGGTGCTTGGGACGAAACTGACGATAGTGTTGGTGATCCATGGGATGTAACAAACAATCTAAACTTGTTTGTAAACGGCGTAGACTCAGGTGTACACCCAACATCTAAAGGAGCATCAAGTGCTATTATTGATAACTTCTTCCTAAAAAGTTCTAATACTAGTCAGTATTTGTTACTTGATCCAACTGAAGATTATAACTTTACCATTGTAGATTTATCAAGTGTTGCTAGAGCAAGTAACATACAAACTATTGTAACAAATGGATCACATGGCCTTAATGTAGGTAACCAAGTAGAAGTTGTATGTACAGAAGACAACACCTTTAATGTGTTTGGAGAAGTGATAAGTATCCCATCTGGTACATCGTTTACAATTGAGAACATAGGTATAGATGTTAGCACAACATCAAGAACAGGTAGTGTAAGAAGTGTTGTAACAAGTGCTGATGGTGGTGCGCAAGGTTCTGTAACAGAACTACGTCTTGGTGTACTTGTTAACGTTGATAATGCTAATATAACAGGCGGCAGTGGTTATTTGCCAGCACAAGGTAATCAAATTTATGAAAATGTTGCTCTTACAAATGTAAGTGGGACCGGTTCTGGTGCTAGAGCAGATATTACAGTTACAGCAGGAGCAGTAAGTGATGTTGACTTACGTAGAGGCGGAACTGGTTATGAAGTAGCTGATATTGTTAGTTGTAATGCATCTGACATAGGTGGCGCCGGCAGTAATTTCCAAATTGAAGTATCGGCAATTGAAAAACGTGCTTATGTTAATATTTTAGGCGGAGAATTATTTGTTGCTTCGACATCAAGTATTGACTTTGTTGAAGATGTTGACGCTGTTGTAAATGCGTTTGATATTGGTTTAGATAACGTTCTTAGTTTAAACTTTTTAGCTGGTACCATAGCAGGTGGCGGTAGTGTAAACTATACAGATGATAGAATTACTATTACTAATCATGGATTGGAAAATGGTGATCCAGTTACATATGACACAATTGGTAACGTTGCTATTGGTGGTATGTTAAATGGTAGAGTATATTACGCTAAAAAGATTGATGACAATACCATTGAAATTTACGACGATTATAGCTTGATTAATCAAATTGAATTTTTAACAACACCGTTAAACAACAACCATAATTTAAGTAGATTCACTGTTAACCTAACAGACGATAGTCTCCTTGTTCAAAATAATGGTTTAACTACTGGTGATGCTATTAGAATTAATACTTTAACAGATGGATCAACTTCTAATGCATTGCCTAATATTGACGGTAAAGAAATTACAGATGGCGCAAGATTCTTTGTAGGTTCAGTAACAACAAACTCATTTACATTACACGCTTTACGTTCAGATGCGTTAAGCAGTATTAATGGACTTGTTACAAACAGAAAAGATATTGGTACAGCAGGTGTTGGTAGTGCGAGAATTACACCGAGCAATGTTAGAGTTACTGAAATTGTTAACACTTCTAGCAGAATTAAATCAAACTGGAATACACTTGCTGCTACAAACATTGATGCTGAAAATATTATTTCAGGTACAATTTCACCAAGTAGACTTGGAGGCAGCGGAGTACCAAATAGTGATACAGTATTATTTGGTGATAGTAGATATGATACTGTTGTTCAAAGTCTCAAAAAAGCATCTACAACAGATAACCCAATTACACTAACAGGATCAAGTTCAAATGCTGAATTCTACGGTGATCCAGTAAACATTGGTATAGCTAACGCTGACTACGATCCACTTGGAACATTCTCAACACTTGGAACAAGTAGATTCCTACAAACACAATTTGATGTAAATTCAAACGGTAGTGGCGAGGTGTTTATTAAGGATGGAATAGTAGATGCTGGAACATTAGATGGTTTAGATAGTGCTTACTTTTTAAACCCAGCAAACTTAACTAGTCCTGTGCCTGTTGTACGTGGCGGTACAAATATAACCACGTATGCTGTTGGTGATATCATCTACGCTCAATCAGCAGCAAGTTTAAACACATTAAATATTGGTCGAGTAAATACATTCTTAAAGTCAAATGGAACAGTACCTGAATGGGGTACAGCACTCGATCTAGCTGAAGGTCTAGATGTTGGATCTGCTAGATTAAGTTCAAGTAGTACAGCAACAGGTCAAATCTATAATGACAATGTGACTACAATTGAAATTGGCGGCGATGCTGAAAATGTTAAAATTGGTAAAAATAGTGAAAGTAGAAATATTAGCACTTTTGTAGAAACATATGAGGCAACTAACACTCAAGATGTTGTTGTAAATTTAGCAGATATTCAAGTAAGTACAAGTGATGCTAGTGCTAACGGTGAAAAGGTTTTAATTTTTAGCGACACTACTTCAATTGCATTTGGTATGACAGTTACTGGTAGCGGTAGTATTCCTGCTAACACAACGGTTACTGGTATTACCGAAAACGAAGTATTTTTAAGTGATGATTTAACAGGTAGTGTTTTAACAGGCACAACTATCTCATTTAATTATACTCCTCTAACTTTAGGCGTGAGGGTTGGTGATACAGTAATTATTGATCAAAGTACAATTACTAACTTAGACGGACAATGGCCAGTTATTGGTGCTACTACTAACGCAACATCATTTACTATTAGAACAAATCAAAACGTAAATGCTGATCCGGCTGTTACACAAGTTGGTACAATATCAAAAGAAAATACTATTGTTCTTAAAAACCAAAACGTTGTGATTGGCGGCGGAGAATTTGGAACATCTCCTCTTCCAGCAATTATTAAAGGCGAAGGCGGAATTGGAACAGACGTAGCAGGTGGTAATATAACAATACAACCTGGCCTAGGTACAGGTAATGCTACAGGCGGAGACTTTATTGTAAAAACTGGTGAAACAGGAACAACAGGCGAAGTTGTACAAACAGCAACTACAAGAATGACTATAGACACTGATGGAGTCACAACCTTTACTGGTTATACTAACTTTAGTGATACTTCGGCAATTAAGTTACCTGTTGGTACTACAGCACAGCGTCCTACAGATGCTCAAGGACAAATACGTTATAACACTACAGATAGCACATTTGAAGGATATGACGGAAGTAACTGGAGCGGTTTAGGCGGTGTTATTGATGTTGATCAAGATACAAAAATTGTTGCTGAAACGACATCAGGGTCTGATAATGACGATTTAGATTTCTTTACAGCAGGTGTAGCAAGACTACAAATTAATCAAGCGGGATCGTTTAGATTTGGTACTGACTTAAATAAATTTGTAATTAACGGAACAAACGGTGACACTAGTATTGCAGGTGATGTTGATATTACAGGAGACTTAACTGTAAACGGTACTACAACTACACTTAATTCAACTACATTACAAGTTGATGATAAAAACATTGAATTAGGCACTGTAGATACACCAACTGATGTGACAGCAGACGGCGGTGGTATTACATTAAAAGGCGCAACCGATCATACTATTACATGGTCAAATGCTAACGATAGCTGGGACTTTAGCGAGAATGTTAATGTAATAAGTGGCAAAGAATATCGTGTAAACAATACAAGTGTTCTTACTAGTACAACACTTGGTTCTACAGTAATCAATACTAGCATACAAAATACCGGCGCTCTTGATGGCGGTAGTATTACTAGCGGTTTTGGTAGTATTAATATTGGAACAAGTGCCCTTACAGCAACAGGTTCTATATCATTAGGCGCTACATCTTTTAACGATAATAACATTACAAATGTAGGAAGTTTAGCACTAGATACTATTAGCGGCGACAATGGTTCAAGTATGAACTTCGCAAGTTCAACTGTTGTAAACGTAGATAATGTAACACAAGCAACAAGCACTACAAGCGGTGCCATGATAGTCGACGGTGGTGTAGGTATTGCTAAGAACTTACATGTTGGCGGAACACTAACTGGTAATGGCAGTGGCTTAACAACACTGAATGCAACTAACTTGTCAAGTGGTACAGTAAATGATGCTAGATTACCAACAAGCCAAGCAGGAAAAACATTTACAAGTGATATTACTGTACATGGTTTCAATGCTGGACGTGGTGGAAATAGTGGCGCTACAAACTTAATGTTTGGACATGGCGAAAACTTAACTGCTGCTGCTGAACATAATACAGGTATCGGTGGAACATCAATGACAGGTGCCTTATCCGGTGATGGTAATACTGCAGTTGGGTTTGCGTCATTGAGTGCTGCTACTAGTGTAAACAACAATACAGCAATTGGTTCAGACAGTCAAGAACAACGTACTAGTGTTGGAGACGGTAATACTAGTGTTGGTAAGAGTACAATGGCAAACAGTACTGCTGGTAGCAATAACACAGCATTAGGGTTACAGGCCTTAGAAATTGTTACAGGTAATAACAACATTGTACTTGGTGCCCTAAGTGCTACAACATTAACCACAGGTAATAATAACATATTCCTTGGTTATGACATTGAACCAGCTTCTAACAGCACTAGTAACTTTATGCAAATTGGTAATGCTACAAACAATTCTTTGAGTATACCTGGAGTAAATGTAACTGTTTCAACAACAGCATTTACATTTAGTGGCACAAATGGATATAGTGGCGTAGGTACAAACTTAACAGCACTAAATGCTGATAATTTGTCCTCTGGTACAGTGCCAGATGGTAGAATCAGTTCTAGCAGTGTTGTACAACACCAATTAGATATTACTGGAGTAGGCACATTAGATGCTGGTGCTATTAGTAGCGGCTTTGGCAATATTAATATCGGAAATAACTCATTAACTGCTACAGGTGCTATATCATTAGGTGCTACAAGTTTCAATGATAATAACATTACTAATGTAGGTAGCATAGCAGTTGATACTATTGTAGCAGATAATGCTACTTCAATGAACTTTAATTCAAATACTATTGTCAATATCGATAACACAACACAGTCAACTAGTAACACTACTGGTGCACTAATTGTTGATGGCGGCATTGGTGTTGCTAAAGATGTATATTCAAATGGTACTTTCTACGGTGGCGGTAGTGGATTAACAGCACTTAACGCAAGTAACTTAGGCAGTGGAACTGTTCCTAATGCTAGACTTAGCGGAACTTACAGTAACGTAACTGGTACTGGAGCACTAAATGCTGGTAGTATAACAAGCGGATTTGGTGATGTTAATATTGGTACAAATACATTTACTGGTAACGGTAGTGGACTTACAAGCGTAGATGCTACAACCTTAGATGGTATTGATAGCTCAGCATTCTTACGCAGTAATGCTGATGATACGTATACTGGACTTCTTACCGGTAATAGGAATTCAAATGAACAACTTAGGTTAGCAACACAAAGTTCAACTGGATCACCTTACATAAGTTTCTATCAAGCAGGAACACGCAGAGGTTATATTCAGTATGTAAATGGTGGAGCAATGCGTATCTACAATGACAGAACTGATGAATATCTTGATGTCAACAGTGGGGTAAATGGTCTACTTTATAATGTTGGTGGCACCAACTACAAAGTATGGCACGAAGGTAATGATGGTCCTGGCAGCGGACTTAATGCTGATACACTTGATGGTGTATCTTCAGGTAGTTTCTTACGCAGCGATACTAATGATAGTTTTTCAGGTACACTTAGTGGAGGTGGTTCTATTAGTATTACAGGTAATGTTACTGCTAATAGTTTTACAGGTGACGGTAGTAACCTAACTGGTGTTAGTGCTAGTGATGCTGATACACTTGATGGTATTGATAGTTCAGGTTTCTTGCGTAGCACTACAACAGCAAGCCAAAACATTTATATTAGGAATACTTCACCAACACTATATTTCCGTGATACTAATCACAATGTTGCTATGTTACATAACAACAGTGACTTGTTTTATATCTTACGTGGCGGAGACGATTCAACATCTTGGGCACAAGTAAACAGTCAATGGCCAGCTATTTGGAACTTGACAAATAACGATGTTACATTTGGTCGCAATATGAATGCTGTAGGCGAAGTTACAGCCTATTCATCAGATAAAAGATTGAAAGAAAATATTGTACCAATTGAAAATGCTTTAACTAAAATAAAGTCGTTAACTGGTGTAAACTTTGATTGGAAAGCTGAAGTCAATGATTTAGGTTTCTATCCTGATAACCAAATTAATGATGCTGGTGTTATTGCTCAAGAAGTAGAAAAAGTTTTACCACAAGCGATTGCTAAGGCTCCTTTTGATCAATATTGGGATAGCGAAGAAAAAGAATATAAGAGTAAATCAGGTGAAGATTATATTACTGTTAAGTATGAAAAACTTGCTCCATTGTTTATTGAAGCAATCAAAGAGCAAGATGCTAAACTAGAAGCACAAGCAGCAGAGATTGCTGAGCTGAAAGAAATGGTAAAAAAATTACTCGATAAATAACATATGGTGTAGCTAAATTATTTTGGCTACACTAGTTGACATAATTTAAATAGTGTGTTACACTTGTACAATAGGAAAGTAAATGGCGTTACCAGCAACCGGATCAGCAATTACAATGTCAGAGATTAGAAACTACTTTGGTGGTTCTGGTACTCCAATTACTATGGCTGGGCTGGGTGCTTTTTTGAGTATTTCAGCTGGAACTACAATTCAAATGAGCGATACATTTGGCGGACAAGGAACATAATATAATGGAAATGAAAAGTTTATACGAAGTTATTAATATTGACTTAGCACAAGCATATACAAAACAAAGAAAAAAAGACCTAGCGGAAAAATTAGGTTTAGAATCAGAACTTTATAAAGAAGTTTGTGAAGCAATCGATAGCATGGATATTCCAGAGGCTGACGAACGTCATCATTGGATAAATGTTATTGCGCATTTAGCTTCTGCTGATTTAATTACACTAGGAAAAGTACAACCTGAAAACATGGTTCTGATGAGTTCTTTAAGTGAGGAAGATTTTACTGATGCAGTAACTATTGCTGTAAGTAAAGCTAGACAACTAAATGATCAGACAGTAGCAGCAGAAGCAACACTTAACACAGATACTATTTCAGAAACAATCACCTAATGAAATTATCAATATGTGTGCCTGCTCGTGATACAGTTCACGCAGGGTTTGCGTTATCATTGGCAAAAATTGCCAAAACTATTGATTGCGAAATACTAATGAATTTAGGTACTGTGATACCTGAACAACGTAATCAATTGATAAGCGAATCTTTAGAAAAAGGTTGTACACATATACTGTGGTTAGATAGTGATATGCACTTGCCAGCAAATACAGCAAACATATTATTATCTCATAACAAAGAAATTGTAGCTGCCAGCTACAGCACACGAATGCCACCTTATCAAAGTGTAGCATTTACAGATCCTAATAATCTTTCAGAAAGGTTAGATGAAATAGGAGGCTTACACAAAGTTTGGGCAGTCGGCATGGGATGTATGTTAGTAAATACAAAAGTTTACGAATACTTAGAAAAACCTTGGCATCAATATTTAGAACATAAAGAAACTAAAACACTTATGGGAGAAGATATATATTTCTGCAAGAATGCTAACGATGCCGGATTTGATATTTTTATTGATGCGGATTTAAGTAAAAAAATTGCCCATTATGGAACAAAGAGTTTTAAATTATGAGAGCTGTAGACAAGTTTAATAGATATGGACGCACTGTTTACAATGGACAGGATGTTTTGAAAAATCATTTTTTAAATGGTTATCCAAAACATTATACTAATGATACAATGGACTATAGTATTATAGATCAATATCAAGATTATGATTATGTTTGGATTGTAGATAAAGACTTAGAAACACTAAGAACATTTCCATGGCATTTTAAGCCTAAGGAACACGGCATCCATTGTTTTCCTTATGTGTACAAGAGAAGTAAAAGAATATTAAGCTGGGACAAAGTTAAACTTGTTCCTACGAAAAACTTAAACAAACAATATCGTATTGAGCAAAAACATATTTGTGCCAAGTATGATGTGCTTTGTGGAAAAGAAAGTTTTAATATTTTCTATCAAGGAAATAAATCAGATCAAGAATTTAAAAAATTATCTGAAAAGTTTGCTAGTGCCAAGTGTGTAAAAAACTATAAAGATGCTCAAAAACAAAGCGAAACAGATATGTTTTGGCTTGTCCCTAATGATGTACAAGTAAGTGAGTTTTTTAAATTTTCCTATATGCCTGATGACTGGAGCCAAAAATATGTTCATGTTTTTAGTAACGGAAAAGCAAAAACTAAAGATGGTATAATTCTTGCTCCTAAAAACTATACTCCAAGTAAAAAAGAACTATCTCATAGATTCTACGCTGAAAAGAAAGACGTAAGCATACTTGCTAGTAAACCTTTACCTTACAAACAAATGAGTTTTAAAGACTATCAACATTATTGCGATACTATAGAAACATTAGATGACGACTTAGTATGGTGGATACCACAAGATATTATTGTGGAAGATTCTTTTGATTTAAATTTGTACATAAGTCATCATAATCAATATGATAGACAAATAAATCATGTTTATCTAAACGGTGAACATTACGATGGTGTAATGCTGTTGAGTAAACATTGTAAAATTACTGAAAAAGAATTTAATAATAGATTTTTAGCTGTAAAAAAAGAACACGAGGTGGTAGCAAGCCGTCCAAAAAAGTTTGATACTTTTACAATAAATTCTTATTCTGATTACAAACGTGCCTTAGATAATACAACAACTGATATGTTTTGGGGCGTACCAGATGATGTAAATTTAGTAAAAGATTTAGATTTATATTTTTCACATCATAATTTATATGACAGAAAAATTACTCATGTTTTCAAAAATAAAGAATCATATGACGGTGTTGTTTTATATAACACCAGCTCTAAACTTACAAAAAAAGAAGTAGAACATAGGTTTTATACAAAGAAAAAAGAATGGGATGTCGTTTATAGTACTCCTAAAGGTTTTGATTTTTTTGAAATTGATACTTACGAAGACTACTTATATGCCAAAGAAAAATCTACAACTGATATGTTTTGGATGTCTAGTCCTCAACTAAGAACATATCAAAAATGTATAGATGAATTTTATATTAGTCATCATAATATTATCGATAGGAATCAAGTACACGCATTTGTACATAGCTGCGATGATAAAATTTGTTTTAATGGTGTGTTTCTTATACCAAAAAATCATACCCTTACAGAAAATGAAATTTTACATAGACATCCTGTAGTAAGAAAAGAACATAACACAGTATTCAGTGTGCCAGCACCTTATGATTATTTTTTAATCGATTCGTATGACGAATATTTACAAGCTATGGAAATGTCTAGAACAGAAATGTTTTGGATGAGTAGCAGAAATATAAACACTTTGGCATTTGATTTTGATTTTGTTTTTAACCACACAGACACATACAACAGAAAGGAAAATCATGCATTTATACATGATGTTGATGGAAGGCAATTATACAACGGTTTATTCTTATGTTCAAAACATAAACCAGTGTTACAAAAAGAAATAGAATATAGACATTTTATGTTTTGTAAACAACACAACATTGTTGGATCAAAACCTGTAACTTATTCTAGTTTTACAATTGATACATATGCTGATTATCTGTATGCTTTTGCTAATACTAAAACTGAAATGTTTTGGGGAACATGTAGTCATTTAGAAACAGCACACGATTTCAAATTTGATACATATTTTAGTCACGACAATATATTTGATAGAGAATGCAATCATGCTTTTATAAATCAAGGCGAAGATTCATGTGCATACAATGGTTATTTTTTGTTTAGTAAACATGCTCCAGTTACTGAAAAAGAAATTAAACATAGATTTTTAGTAAACGCTAAAGAACATTATAAAGTTGCTAGTAAGAATAAATCGTATGATATTTTCCATGTAGACTCGTATGATGAATATTTACAAGCAATGGATACGTCAAGTACAGAATTATTTTGGGCAATTAGTAGAAATTGTAATACAGACGTATACGATTTTAGTTTAACATTTGATTGGAATAACGAATATGACAGAAATGAAAATCATAGTTTTATTCATCAAGTAAACGGGTTTCCTTATAGGAATGCTGTATTTTTATTAAGTAAACATAAACCAGTAACAAAAAAAGAAATTGAATTCAAGCACTTAGCAAGTTGTAAAGAATGGGATATTGTAGCAAGCCAAGAATGTGTATATGACGAGTTTATTATTGAAACTTATTCTCATTATTTAGATGCTTTAGAAAACAGTAACACCGAACTGTTTTATGGATATACAAAGAATATTGATACTACGGCTTTTGACTTTGATCTTTATTTTACACATGATAATGAATTTGATCGAAAAATTAACCATACATTCGTACACGAAGTAGATGGCAAACATTTTAGAAATGGTTTATTTTTATATAGTAAACACGCCCCAGTAACTGAAAAAGAAATAGAATATAGGCATATTGTAAATGCTAAACACTGGAACGACATTGGTAGTAAAAAAGTTCAGTATGATAGATTTGTTGTAAACAATTATTCTGATTATTTGAAAGCATTAGATACAACTGAAACTGAAATGTTTTGGGCAATTCCTAGTGATGTAGAAGTTGAACTTTCTTTTAAATTTGATCAATACTTTACGCATGACAATGAATACGATAGAAAGATAAACCATATTTTTAAAAATGGTGAGTTCTGGGATGGTGTAGCACTTATGTCAACACATGCTCCTGTGACACAACAAGAAGTTGAACACAGATGGTATGCTAACAGAAAGAAACATGATATTGTTGCTAGTATACCAAAAGCATTTCCTGTGTTTAACATACAAACTTACAATGATTATTTAAAAGCATTTGACGAATCTAAATCTAATATGTTTTGGGGAACAACTCCTAACATAAAAATAAATGAAGATTTTGATATGAGTATGTATATAGATATACACAACAGTTATGACAGAACAATCAATCATGCTTTTAAACACAAAGCAAATGGAAAAGAAACCTATAATGGATTATTTTTATTTACAAAACACGCACCGTTAACACAAAAAGAAATAGAATACAGAACCATAGCTAGGCGCAAAGAATGGGATATTGTAGCCTCTAGTGCTGTTGTATATGATAGATTTACTATTAACACTTACAAAGATTACTTAAGAGCAATTGACACTAGCAAAACTGAAATGCTATGGATCATACCAAAAGAAGTCACTGTTTCAAAAGATTTCAAATTTGATCTATATTTTACTCATGATCAACAATTTGAAAGACAAACAAATCACGTGTTTAAAAATGGCAATGCTTGGGACGGTATTAGTTTAGTACCTAAACATCAACAACTTACTGAACGCGAAATTAAAATGCGATTTTTAGCAAATAAAAAACAATATGATGTTCAAGCAAGTCAGCCAGAACCTTACGATATTGTATACATAAGTAAAGATGAAGAATACGCTGATATAAATTATAAAAACATATTAGAAAAATTTCCAAGAACAAAACGTATTCACGGTGTTGAAGGTATTCATCAAGCACACATTGAGGCAGCAAAATTGTGTTCGACTGATATGATTTGGATTATTGATGCCGATGCTGAGATAGTAGATAATTTTAACTTTGATTATTATATACCTACATATGATCCAGATAGTAAAAGAACAGTTCATGTTTGGAAATCAAAAAATCCAATAAACGGATTAATTTACGGATATGGCGCTGTCAAACTTTTGCCACGAGATTTAACACTTAATATGGACACTAACAAGCCTGATATGACAACAAGTATAAGTCCGCTATTTAAAACTATTAATCAAATAAGTAATATAACAAAATTTAACACAGACGAGTTTAGCACATGGCGTAGTGCTTTTAGAGAATGTGTAAAACTTAGTTCACGAGCAATAGACGGACAATTAGACGAAGAAACCGAGTTTAGATTAAATGCTTGGTGTAGTAGAGGAAAAGACAAACAGTTTGGAGATGCTGCGATTAACGGTGCTAATCACGGCAAAAAATATGGCGAATACGCTGCTAACAATCAAGAAAAACTTTACAAAATTAATGATTACAAATGGCTACGCAATCAATTTGATAAGTTCAAAAACAGTTTGTAATTTTTGTTGATTTGTTTTACTCTTTAAAGTATTATTCAAACCTTGGTGTAATGGCTTAGGCCATTTTCCAAAACTTACCCAAGCGTAGCCGTCGTGTTCATTGTTTAATTGGGGTATAAATTCTTCATTTACAACACAAAGATATGTATGAAATTTAAAATGTTCATCATTACTAATAAATGTTTCTAACGGAATTGCCTTTTTTACATCAGGCATAAATCCAATTTCTTCTTCAATTTCTCTTTGTAAGCCTTTCCAAGGAGTTTCTAAATCTTCATTTGTTCCGCCAACTAATCCCCATACATTATTTTGTCGACTTTTACATCTATGTAAAAGTAAAAATCTACTAGACTTTAAAGTATAAAAAAGTGCGCCACTACAAACTATGTTCTTCATATATATAGTTATGGATCAAGTAGTACTAGCCATGTTCCATGTGAATATTCACCTTCGTATGCTTGAATCCACTCTTCGCCAGTCCATGTATAAATTACACCTGTTGCTAAGTTTTTTTGATTAACACCGTTAGTGCTATCTGTTGAATCAATTACTGTGTGCCATCTAGCACCATCCCATTCTATTACATCATTAGCGTTTGCTACAAAGTCAGTGCCGTCGTTATTTTTCCAAGCGTCAGGCCCGTCATAAACATAGTTGTACGGTGTATCTCCTACATTTCCTCCTACATTTTCACTATTGTTTATAGGATCTAATACTAAAATTCTAAAACCTGCTACTTTATCTTCGGTAGGATTGTATTTTTGTGGTTCTACAATTTTGTCAAAACTAGTGTAAGAATTAGCATTTCTTGCTGGTCCTGAAATAACATCTCCAGTTGGTAATGTATCACTATCCCAAGAAATAGTAAGTTTTGTTTCATCTAATGGATTTATAGTTATATAACCTACAATGTAAGATCCTGTTACAGTTTGTAATCTAATTTGACTTAATCCAGCAGTGTATGTACCTGGATAAGTTTCTATAACATTACGCCAGTTTACTTTTCCTACTACAGATCTGTCTACTAATTGTGCTGTAGTGCCAATAACATACAATCCATAATTTTTAAATGTTGCTGCTATTGTACCTCGTGTATCTAAGTTAGCAGTGATATCTGTTTTAGTAGCAGGATCACTGTTGATGCTTGTTGTTTTAGTAAGTGGGATAGGTGTTTCAGCATACGCTTCTAATGTAGGCATAGATTGTCCTAAATCAACAGTGCCTTTTGTTTCGTCAAAAATGTTTGCTACAATTTGTGTAATTACGCCAAGTTTTTTAACTTTAGTTGGTGGTGATATAAATATTGGAGTGCTAAAGGAAAGTGTGCCTACGTCTATTTCGCTATCTACTCCAATAGGCTGTGTTCTATTACTAAACATAATTTGTTCTAAATATACAGTAGTCAAACTAGTCCAATCAATATAATTATCAGTAGTTTGTATTTCCAAACTAGGATTAAACATCATTAATATTTGCTCCATAATTTGTAATTTTTGATCCGTATTACTACTCCATATATCAAGGTTTACTCTAAGCAAATACGGAGTTGGCATTAATCTTTCTACAGTATAATTTTTACCTTGTGTGTTTAAATATTCTTCTCCGGCTTCGTTATATGCTCGTTCTCTTATGTTTACCTTTTCTACATAACTAGCATCAGCAAGACGTTCTCTATCAAGTTCTAGTCCTGTTATATAAACTGCCATTCTTGGCACACTAGGAAGTTTGTTTTCGCTATTATCTTTAATTATGTTAGCAACTTGCCTTGTTAAATCTCCGTAAGCTACTGGAATAGATTTTTCGGTACCGCTGCCATCTTTGTATTTGAACCCACTAATTAATCTAATTATTTGTGTTAAATATCTTTTAACTTGTCCGTCATAAAAATGTTGCATTAATTATCTGCCTTTGCTCGTAATGCTTTTGACAAACTTTGTCTTTCAATAACTTGTTCGCCGCCGATACTTGATGTAGTAGTATTATTAATAAAGGAAGTTTTTTGTGTTGAACGTGTATTTGTATTTGTAAGAGTCATTCGTACACCATCTTCGACTTTCAGCCAGCGTGAACCATCATACCTAAACAATCTATTAGGCATCATATCAGTTCGTAAAAAATAATCACCGTTAACATTTACACTTGGAAATGTTATGCCACTACCAAACGATTCGCCATTTGGAGCAATATTATCACCTAGTAAATATCCTTGATATCCTTCTCGAGTAGGAGTTTGAGAAATACGATCTACTAATAATCCTTGTTGCGAAGCATCAAGTGTTGTAATATCTGTTGTTACTAATTCCGGAGTGCCAGCGGCATCTACTTGTAACGTATAAAGATTTGAAGTATCGTAACCTGACTTAGCAGCATCAGCTTCTGCTTTGGCAACTATAGCATTATTGATATTCATTTCAGTTTCAAATGTACTTAATACATCACGTAATGTATTATCAGCATCATCTCCTGCTGGTAAATCTAATATGTCACTAAATTCTTGTCCGTCGTATATTTGTTTTAATTTTACACGATATAAGTGTGGATACCAAGTTTGTGAAAACCCTTCTGCTGCTCTATTAACATCTTCTACTACATAAAAACGTTTTAATGCTACACTGTAATCATTTAGCGCATATTCGTCTAATAAATGAGGAAACTCTATAACATCGCCACTTAATATTTTTCTACCTAATGTTTTAACACTACTATTAATATGTATAGTCATAAACAAAGTATCGTTTTGTAAAAATAATCCAAACTGGCTTAAATTAAAATCTGTATCACTTACATTGTATATAGCACGTAATGTGTAAATATCAGGGTCATATTTTCTATCTCTGTTTTC